GTAAAATGCCATTAGGCGCTTATGCTAAGTTTATCGGTGGTCATGGATTGACTATCTCAAGTGTACTTACAGAGATTCGTTTTGATGCTAGTTCTACTGCACCTAAGTTAACATTTAGAGCGGCTAGGGCGTTAACTGTAGAAGAGATTGAAGCAGCGGGTGTCTTAGGTAGAGACCAACAAGCATTAGATGCGGTGATCTATAATCCTGTAGTAGCTGATAGTAACAAAACTCCAACGGCTGGCTATATCCCTGCACCTGCGGCGCCTGTGTTCCGTGAAACTAAAGTAGAAGCTGTTCCAGAAGTAGCACCTGTTGTCAGAGAAAGAAAGGCAACGCCCGCTCCTGCTAAAGATCTTGCCGATGTTCTAAGTCAATGGGGAGATGACGAGGACTAAGTTTTATCCCAGATAGGGGGTGTTAAAACCCCCTTTTTTAGCACTAATTTATACGGGCATAGAGCTATGACACGGAGAGAATTTTTTGACATGATGTTTAGCCCATCGGGCTACATTAATATAAGAGGTCTGTATTACGACCAGACCCGCGGTAAACCTGTCTCTAAATTTTTCATCGATTTTGATGAGGCAGACGAATATATAGAACAACTAGTAGCAGATGGTAGAGAAGCCTATTTTGCTACGCCTACATTTGTAGATAACACCAAGCAAGCCACAGTATCTAATATCGCATATCATCGTTCATATTTTGTGGATATTGATTGCGGACCAACTAAGTTCTACAAAAGTAAACAAGAAGGTGTAACTGCCCTGTATGCGTTTTGTGAGCACACTGGGTTACCTGTACCGATGCTAGTAGATTCAGGTAATGGCATTCATGCGTATTGGATGCTGGGGGAAGATGTACCTTATAACCTATGGAAGCCTGTAGGTATTAGATTAAAAGAACTGACCCATGAGTTTGGGTTTCAAGTTGATAGTAGTGTGACAGGGGACGGAGCACGTATTTTACGAGTGCCTGATACCGTTAATACAAAAGACCCTAGTAAGAGCAAAAGAGTATATATAAAAATAGCAGCAGAGCCTATATCCTTTGCTGAGTTTTCACAGATTGTACCTCCAGCTATTACACATAACACTCTAAACTTAGGTCAGACAGATGATTTAACAAAGAGCCTTATGGGTGGGGAGCATTCACCTAGTAAGTTTGAAATCATTCTTCGTAAGAGCCGTAAGTTTATTTCCAATCAAGAAAAAGTAAAGGTAGTTTCTACGGATGGCGAAGGTAATGAGTCTATTGTTTTTAAGAATAAAATATTTGAGCGTTGTGCAGGGTGCGCACAAGTTTTGTATGCGGATGAGCATCGCAATACATTAGAAGAACCACTTTGGTGGGCTATATTATCTATAGCTAAAGCATGTACAGATGGAGCGGAAGCCATCCATACTATATCGGAAGGACACCCAAATTACACTGTTAGTGAGACAGAAGAAAAGTCTTCACGATTTAAAGGTCCTCGTACCTGCCTTGAGTTTCAAAAGGACAACCCTGATATATGTAGGGGGTGCATACACAAAGGAAAGATAACTAGTCCTATACAACTAGGCAAATACGTAGAATTAGCATCGCCTACTGACAACAGCATTGAAGACTTAGCACATGAGAGTCTACAACAAAATGTAACCATGGAAGCGCCACATAAATATCCTTTTGGGTGGGCTAGACGAGCTTCTGGAGGCATTGTTAGGCTTAGTATGGAAGTGCAGGACGGTGATGAAACACCGGAGCAAATAGAAGATGTTATTTATGAAAATGACCTATGGGTTAAGAAGCGTTTAGACGACCCACATCATGGAGGTTCCTCCATACAGATAGTACATATAGAGCCGCAGGGTCCTAATGAACCTAAAAAGGTTACGGAGTTTATAGCCCCCCTGACGGCTATAGGTAAGAGAGATAAGTGCCAGGAACTGCTCACATTCCATGGAGTGTATAAGGCTATTACCCCCAGAACATTAGGGTTATTACAAAAGTATTTTGAAGATTGGGTGGCGGAATTGAAAGACAAACCAGAACAAGCAAGAGCCAGCTTTGGTTGGCACGATAATAATACAAGTTTCGTTATGGGTAGCCGTGAAGTGGCGCTAGATAAGGGTATTTTATTTAGTCCTACATCAGCATCAACTGACGAAGTAACTCCTTTATATCAACGTGAGGGGTCTTTAGATACATGGAGAACTATCGCTAATTTATACGCTAAGAAGGGCAATGAAGCACGAGCTTTTGTATTGTTTGTAGGGTTTGGTGCTCCTTTATATAACTTCTTAAATCTAGGTAGCGTAACGGTGCATCTCACCAATGCGGCATCAGGTGTGGGTAAAACTACTGCTCAGAAAATGGCAGGTAGTATATGGGGGGACCCCGTTAAGACTATGATGAATAACAAAGATACCATGAACGCCAAGTACCATAGATTTGGGGTGCTACGTCATTTGCCTTTGTTAATAGATGAGATCACTAATATGGATGGTGAGGCATTGAGTGATTTTGTCTTCTCTATATCTCAAAACTCAGGCAAGAACCGTATGTCCTCACATACAAATACACTGCGTAAAAACGTAACTCAGTGGAATACCATAGCCGTAACATCAGGCAATAACAGTTTATACGACACTTTAAAACAACATAGAGCATCAGTAGAAGGCGAGCTGTATCGGATCATAGAGCTCGAAATTGAAAGTGACGACTCTTTAGCAAAGGAAGAATCTGACTATTGGTATGACCAATTACTGCCTGAAAACTATGGTATGGCTGGAGAAGTTTTTATGACTTATGTTGTAGATAACCTACCTGAAGTTTTAGAGTTGTTAAAAGAGACCCAAAAAGAATTTGATAAGTGCGCTGGATTTACTGGTAAACAAAGATTCTATTCTGCATGTTGTGCGGCGGCTTTCACAGGTGCTATTATTGCTAAAAGATTAGGTTTGCACGACATAGATGTAGACAGCATTAAACAATGGGCTGTTACTACGTTAGGTTCTGTACAAGCTACAGTAAAAGAGTGTAGCTCTGAGGACTCGGTATCGATACTGGGTAGGTTTTTAAACGAGCATAATAGAAATGTTCTTGTGGTTAATAGCACCTCTATAGAGGTGGGTAGCGTGTTATTAAATGAGCGCCCTGTCAGAGAGGCAATGGGAGAGCTAGTGGTACGTATAGAGCCTGACACTAACCATATGTATATAGCGAAGAGCGCCCTAGAGCGATGGTGTGCAGAGCGAAGAGTGCCTGTAAAAAGCTTTTATAATGAGATAGAAAGAAAGGGTATTGTATTAAGCACTAAGACTAGAAAACGATTAGCAGAGAATACCGCTGCAGCTGGGGTACCCGTTCCTGTATTGTGGTTGGATACTACAAAATTAAGCTTGCCCGAATTAAATGTTTGACAGATCTGCACTACATGCTAATATGTAGTGCGTTCATTAAATTTCTCTGTGATGTCGTTTATGTGTTAGTTATATCCTTGCCCCGTTACTACGGGGCTTTTTTATTAATCCTCTTCAACATCCTTTATTATTCCTGTACCCATCTTAAGTATATTACGCTTCATAGTAAGCAGTTCATCCATTTGTTTACGCTTTTTTTCTATAGGCATAGACGCATCGTTTTGAGTAAATACCATAGCTTGATTTAACTTAGCCATCATTGACAGGACTTTAGCTTCTGCTTTACTACCGTATAAGGCGGGGATGTTTTCCGATGTAGCATACAATGCCGCTCTTGGGTCTCCTACTCTAAGTAAATGTTTAAGAGTATTGGATATCTGATTATATTTTTCTGCTTGGGAATATACTTCATTTTGATCTGCCAAAGCATTAGGATTAGTAACAAAGGCTTTAACAAAAGGTGTAGTTTCGGTCCAATCTTTACCTACCTGTTCTCCAAAACCAGTAGATATTCCTTTTGCAAACATATCAGCTACGTTATAAACCTCGGTAAAATACCCTCTTAAAAGTTGAGCACCAATAGCCGGAGATGTTCCAGTAACATCACTAAAGGCATCAGCAAGATAAGATTTACCTCTACCACGTTCTGCACGGACTAAGTTTTTATCCCCTTGGTTTTCAATGTCAAACCACTCTGCTGGATTTTTACTGATCATAGATTTACCAGTAACAGCTTCTAATATAGGTTTAATAAATGCAGGGATAGGTAAAGGTGGGGTTAGCCCATTAATAACAGAATTATATAATAACTCTTTACTACGAGTGCCTGTATCTAAACCCATCATTTGTCGTACCATAGCTTCTGGTATTAGTTTAAATGCAGTACCTACTTCAAATGGAGATGCTGCTTTGCCCATACGGTTATTCCATGGAGTTGGTATCAACCAGTTATTCATCCAATCATCAGCTTTGGCTTCTCTATAATCTTGAGAGCTATTAGCTAAGGTGTAAGAGTAGGCCATAGAGGCTAGAGTCATATACATAGCCCTAGTTCTAAACATTTTACGTGCTCTAGCTGCATCAGCTTTGGACATATTCATTCCAGAAGCATTACGTAAAAGCACATCCATACCATTTAAAAACGAGTTAAAGAAAGGCACCGATTGATTTACCATGCGTATAGTAGCGTCATTACCTTGGTTAGCAAAACTCATAAAGTCTCTAGCTCTAGATGTAGCAAAGTCTTTTTTGCCTTCTTCGGTTAAACCTTTTACTGACTTAGCTTCTTTAAGAGCTGCTTTATAAACTTCCACTCTAGTAGCCGCATCGGCTGCTTCATGTATGTGTTGTATCCAAGACCACCCTTTTTCTACAGCACCTCGTTGTTTTCTTCCTTTAATGAAATCTATCTTTTGATCTGCTAAGTTGCTTTGCGACTGTAATATACCTTTATTAACTAACTCTTTATACTCTTCACTACTGTTAGTAATAATTTTTAAGAAAGATCTTGCAGCACCTATAGGCGTAACTAACCCTGTTTGAGCAGTGAAATTAGCCATGAATGGGTCACGTATTAATTGGCGATACCAAAACATAGGGTTTGTCAAAGCGCCTTTACGAATAACCATAGATGGAGCAGTAATAAAGGATGGTAATTCTAACCTAGCAACATCTTTAAAAGCATCGAATAATACTGGATCGTCAATGGCATACATAACAGATTTACCTTTACGTAAAACACTAACCACCTGCATGAACTTACTACCATTATTAAAAGCTAACTCCCTGGCAGAGCCATGTCTAGCCAACCAGTTTAATGATGCAGTTTTATAATTGTTTTCCATTGCAGCATCAACAGCAAAAGCATAATGTTTTTGTAAGTTTTCAAACATGTTTATTTTATGTTCACTAACTCCTTTAGCTTTAACTTTACCGATACCTTTTACTGCAGAAGAAACACTTATATTAGACTCCCCCATAGATTCTAGTTCGTCAGTAGACATATAGAGCGGAGCGTACTGATACTTAGGATTACGCCATTCACGAGCTACGGTTGCATCTATATTACCAGTGCTTTCTAACAAATCTACCAAAGACCGCATGACTTTATGCACATCATCCACAATAGATTTAATTTCAGGTACAGTAGACATAACTTTATGCGCGTCAGATATCATATCAGGCGTAATATGTGCACCTATACCGCCTTCGGCTTTTATCTTATCTACTCTACGTTGATCGCTTTCAGCCAATTTGCGTATTTCTTTTGCTGCGGTCATAGCAGATATTCTCGGCTCTGACTTCTTAGGAAATGTTTTTGCAAAGGCCATTAGTTTAGCTGCATCGGCTCTGCGTTGTACTGCTCGGCGTTCTATATCTTGATATCTTAATTGGTGCCCTTCATTAGCAAGCACTGTAAGAATACGCTCAACGTCTTCTGCTTTATATCCTTTAGGAAGGTCATGAGAACGCTCTAAGATTTTAACTAAATTAAGTTTATCTGATCTATTTATAGTTAATAGTCCAGTACTAGAGCGAGTAACAAACCCATGTTCTATAGCACTACTTATAAAGTTTCTACGTTCTTTAGCTTGATTTCGCAGTATACGTTCGTGAAACTCTCCGTTAGGCATAACAGTTTTGTCTTCACGAGTTAAGTAATCCAACATACTATCGTGGGCTATATATTTTTGACGTATTTTATTTAACGTGCGACCAATAACACTTTGGTTACTAGCGGCCATTTGAGCTTTTTCTATATCTTTATCACGTTGTTTTTTTAATTCTTCTACTTTAGGACTACGGTCCACCAAAATGTCAGCCGAACGCAATCTATCTAACTCAGGCTCATCAGAAGGCACTTCTGAGTAAAGAGGACCTACTTTTTCTTGGTTTTGTTCCTGAAAAGATTCTACAAATTTAGTAAGGCTTGGGGGAGTTGGTAATGAAGCAGCTTTTTTCAGGGCTTCTATTTCTTTATTCACTAAAGCTAATCTACTTTCTGACCATCTAAGATAGTCAGGCATGTCTTTCTCATAATCCAATGACTTTTCTAGATGAGTTATTCTATCTTTAAGTGCGTCTCTATCTGCCTCAATAGATGTCCTAGGTTTTCCAAGCTTAGCTAGCTCTCTACTTTTCCTAAAGGCCCCACCCAATTCAGTACGTAAAGCGGAAGTTTCATAAGAAGGGATAAGCCCTCCTGTTTCTTCAGCTAAATCGTACATAGCTGTGGCTATGCCTTGTCTATGCCAGTCCCAGTCTACTTCAACATCGGGGTTTGGAATTACGTCATACACCCCTGGAGTACTACCTTCTTGTTTTATATTAGCGTAATCTAAAAAGCCTATAGGGTTGTTATTTTCATCAAAGGCTTTAATAACACCTGATTGGTTATACTTATCTTGTAAATTAACAAGTTTTATTATATCTCCTTTTTTTGTTTTATGCTCTGTATAATTACCCTCAGCTAGTGCTCGCTCGTAGTGTTCTTTTTTAAAGTCACTTGGGTTTTCTATATCGGTAGTAACAACCTTTGGAGAAACTACAGGATTTACTTTTTCTTCTTTAGCTTCTGGTAATACTCTTGCAACGTGACCCTCAGATGTAACTGGAACAGGGGTAATTGACTCAATGTCTGTTAGAGGATATCCGTATTTTAAAGGGCGTCCGTATTTCTTATCACTTATATCATGGAAGGTGCCTTTACTAACTAGGTGTTTATCTTCGTCAGCTCTAAATTTTGCTTCTGAATCATAGACTTTTGGCTCCCCTATTGTGGCATAACCCACATGCATCGCCTTACCTTTACCTGTTTTAATAAGCCCCATTCTCTTACCAATATAGGGTTTTAATGAGTTTGAGTCCCTAGTCTCAATTGTTTTTTCCCCAGCTAATATTTGATCGGTAAATGCTTGTTCCTTGTCGTTAATATTTATCCCGTGGGTTACTTTTTCTTCTTTAGTTTCTGGTCTGCCTTCACGAACTCCTTTGCTACTGATTGGGGCACCTTTACCTTCTTGGCGAATTTCGGGTTGTGTGCTGCGGCTAACATTAGGTGTTGTTGCTTTAGAGATTTTGTCGGCATCTGTTCGCTCCTGTTCGTTGTATAAAGGTTTGCCCCCTTTTGTATCTTTCCCCCTACGTACTGGTTCGCTAGGCAATAGGTTTTCTGTATGAGTAAGCAATTCTACAAAGGCATTATCACGTTTAAGCCCAAGCATATTAGCTATAGATTGTGTGAACTTGCCCCACATAGTAGTGTTTTCGTATTTGATCTTTTTAAGCTTATATTGAAACTCCGGGTTAGTTAAGCCTTCAGATACAAACTCATGGACATTTGTAACCCCATATTCTTTATGTAAAGTAGGGTGAGTTTTAACTGTTTCATGTAATTTTTTGAGTCCTTCAACAGAAGGTTTTTGTTTCTGTGTAGGATTTTCTATAGCATGGTATACGTTAGCATGAAGCAATTCATGCCCTACTGTAGTTTCGTTACCTGCATATTTTGGATTCAAACGTATAGTGTGAGCAGATGGAGAATATTCTCCCGCCCGTGTAGCCCCTCTTTTTGCTTTACCTAATATACCACCAACTTTAATATTAAGATCAGTAAGGTTTTTTGTAGTTTCTGCTAAGTGTCTAATAATAGGATTTTTACTTTCGCTAAGAACGCTTATAGTGGAGTTTATGTCACTACTATGTACAGCTTTACGTAGCTCCTCGTTTTCTGTTTCTTTTAATTTAGCAGTTATACGTCCTTCTCTATCTACTTGGGGTTTCCAGCCGTACCCTAGGGCTTCACCAAAATCTAATTTCTTTTTACTAGTCTCTTCTGGAGATACAACATCTAACTGTTTATAAAGATCCTCTATAGCCGCAGAGTCCTTTTTCATATTTGTACTAGCAACCGAGTCTAATATGCGTTTTATAGCTGGATGTTGATCTGTATCATTTATATCTAATTGCTTAAGTTGTTTATACTTAGCACTAGATGGAGCTATTCCAAGAGTATCCGCCCAATGAGGCGCTTCAGGTTGTTCAGGCGCTTCAGGTTGTTCAGGCGCTTTAGGTTGTTCAGGTTGTCTTATAGTCGGTTCTTCTATTTCGCCTGTATCCGTTTGAGTTACATTTTGCTCTTCCACAATAGGCGGAGTTGGCGCAACAGATACTTGTTCTGTCGTGGGTTGTTCAGGTATAGGAGTAACGGCTTCTCCTGTTGGTAGGGCTTGTTCTGTCGTAGGTTGTTCTGGCGCTGGGGGTTCCGATACAGGAGCAATAACTTCTATAGCCGCTTGTTGTTCTGGTGTATAGCCTTGTTCATTAACTTCTGGTTGACTAACTTCTGGTGCAACCGGAGGTGGGGCTTCTGCTTCTGCTTGAGCCTGTTCTAAAGCGCCTTGTTTACCTGCATGACGAGATAAGCCCATAGGCCCCGCTAATAAACCACCGCCAACAAGATCCGTTTTAAGGTTCTCCCAATACTCATCCATAGCTTCAGGGGAAGACACATCCTGTCCAGTAGCGGCACGTTCAATAACAGCAGAACCCACATCACCAAATACCATACCAGTAGTGTTCAATCCAAATTCTTTTGCAATGTCAGCAACTTTAGATCCAACCGCAGCTTTACCTGCTTCTACACCTTTAGTCTCTACAACATCAGCAATATACTTTTGAACATTAGGCGTTAGCAGTTCTTCCATGAATCGGCTTTGTATCTTACCTTTAAGAGGACCTAAGACCCCTAGGGTTACATAATTAACAGCTGTTTCTGCTGCTGCTGCAGGTAGATGAGGCATTACTTCAAAGTCTTTACCTTGCTCATCGGTTCTTTGAGCCATACTACCTAGTGCTTGAGAGCCCATAGTTCCAGCTAGTAAAGACGGAGCAACCACTTCGGGTGCAAGAGCAAGACCAGTGGCATAAGGACCAATCCCACCAACTACCTCTCCAGCATAATGAGGAATCTGTCTATACAAAGGGTCTGTTTCTGTAGGAGCTTCAGACATCTCACCTGCTTTTTTCTCCCACTCTTTACTTTTTTCTATACCGGAAGTACCAATTTGTTCCAATGAAGGAAAGCCCATAGACTGCCCAGCACCCTGAAGCATTTCAGCACCACCTCTAAGAAAGGTACTACCCCCAATTAAAGCGGCACTTTTAGCACTAGGTATAAAACCCATTTTTTCATAATGTTCTGCTTCAGCTTTAGTTGTAAAGTCTAAGTCCGGGTGTAACTCTTTAGCTTCTGCAAGGGCGTCTTCATCTGTTATATTATCAGGGACACGTAGTTTAGAACCACTGGCTAGTAGTAAATCTCTTAGACCTACAGCATCTATTCCATTTGACCTAGCTTCCGCAAGGGCGTCTTCTCTGGATATACTAGAAGGAACTTTTAAAACGCCTCCACTTAATAAAGGAATATCATATGTATCTTCTTGAGGAGTTTGTGTTTGCGCTTGTTGGGGACGTCCTCCTAATATATTAGATAGGTAACCTTGAGTCTCTTCAGGTATAGCAGACATCCAATTGTCCCCTGCTTTTCGTATAGCTTTATTGAGGTTTCCTTCCCCATAGTTATAAGCAGCAACAGCTTTTGTTACATCACCATTATAATATTTAACCAATCCCGCCATTTTCTTACCAGCGGCATTAATAGAGGCATGAGGATCACGAGGATCAATATCATATTCTTTAGCGGTTTTAGGTATAAACTGTAAGATGCCTGTGGCGCCACTTTTTTTATTTACAGCATCGGGATTAAACCTACTTTCTTGATATGCCATAGAAGATAAAATTCCACTAGGCAAACCATACTGACTTTCAGCTCTTTGAAATGCTTCATTATAACTAGAAAGAGGTGCTCTAGTAGGTGTAGTAGTTTCTTCTTGAGGTAGTGTTGGTAACTCACGGGATATAGGCGCAGGGGCAAACTCTCCCATATTTAAAAAGGCGTCTAGCCCACGAGTATTAGGAGGTGTAGCAGAGTTAGAGGCGTTAGTAAAATTATCTATTGCAGTTTCGTTAGCCATGCTACATCCGTCTAGTAAATTATTGTTGAGTAATTATAGCTTATTATGGTATTAAAGTAATTCCTCTATTACCTACAGCCTGCCCTGCAGAAGAGCCTCCTCCAATATTACCTATACTCACCATAGGATTAGAAGCACCTGAACTTACATATTTACGAGCTAAGGCCATTTTTTCTTCGGGGGGCAGACTCATTGTTGTTGGATTTTCATTTATTTGTTTTAAGGCTGCCATAGATGCTGTTAATAACTGGGCCCCATTAGGAGTACCCTCATACTGAGCTTTCATTTGGGCTACTATATAGTTATTATCAGCGTTCATTTGAGCTATTTCTTTAGCAGATTTGTTGCCCATTTGTTCTTTTTGAAGTTCTACATCTTTCCCATATTTAAGTTCAGCCAATTTAGCAGCTGCTGCCGCTGCCGCTGTTTTTTCAGCGTTCTTTTGAGCTAAGTACAAATCAGCAGCTTCTCGATCACCAGTCATAAGGGCTTTCTTTTGAGCCATTTGTAGAGCCATAAGGTCTTTATTAGCCGCTTGTTCTTCTTTAGCACCTGATTGATAGCCAGATACACCTGACAAAAGACCTGCACCTAGAGCTTGACTCATATACGGAGTCTGAGCAGATAACATACCGCCTAAGCCTTGAGCTAAAGCAGTTCCCCATTTGTCTTTATTAGCACTTCTAGCTGCTTCCTTAGCCATAGCCACTTCTTCAGACATATCAGCTTCAGGACCTCTAAAGGCTTTAATAGCCTCTTTCTCTTCATAGGCAGTAGGCGCTGCCTCATTACGTGCAGCTGAGCTTGTATCCGCAGGAGCAAATAGTATGTCGTGTTTACCTATAGGCTGTTCACTATATTTTGGGGTAGTATCCTTGTTTAACATATTAGCTACTATCGCATCTGCATCATAGGAGTTAGGGTCTACTTTAGATCCTTTAGGAGTTAAATACTCACTTAGTTTAGATATATCAGAAGGTACATAAATTCCTCCCGGCAACGATGCAATACCTTTCTCAGAAGGAGCTTGTTTTTTTGTTTTAGCTTCACTTAATAAATTCTTATGTGTTGCGATTGCTCTATCTTTAGCGTACTTATTATCACCGTACTGAAGACTACTAGCGTCTGGAGTACCGCCTAACGCTTCATTAGCAACAGCCACATCACCTGCAGCGGCTTCTTCGTTATACTTGGTTTCTAGGTTTGGATCATTAGGGTCTATATTAAGATTTTTTAATCCAGCAAGTGGGTCTCCTGTATAACTTCCAGCCGTACCATCAAAACGCCTAACCTCACCCCCACGAGCCAGTGCAACTAACCCACCTGTAGCCGCTTGTTGTGGAGCGGGAGTATTTTCAGGAGCTACGCCTATTCCTGCCCCTCGCATTGGGTCTACTTGTTGCATAGCCATTTGGTTCCCACCTACAGATGGTAGTCCTTGTGGTGAAGTTTGTTGAAACTCTTGCAGCTTTTGTTGTAGCACCGTTTGTTGTGGAGCCTGTGGGTGTGGAGCCCTAGCCTGTTGTTGAAACTGTGCTGCCATAGCCATGGCTAATGCTTCAGGACTATTAGGGTTTTGCTGTACCTGTTGGGATACAATTTGCATCTGTTGAGGTGTAGCGTACTTTAGCATGTCAAAAGCTTGATTAACTTGCTGACTGTAAGCTTGATTAGTTACTGGAGCACTCATTATTTCATACCTCTTTTGCTTACTTTACCGTTTTTAATGAGTCCACCACGAGCACCCCAACTAGCTGGATTATTAACGGCTTGACTTGTTGATGTCCCTCCACTCACAGGTTGAGCATTTACCCCTGCAACAGTTCCTGCATTAGCTTTGTTAGTAAAATCAAGAGCATTCTGAGCGGTTTGTTGGTTAGCATTGACCCCTGCTTGAGACAGCGCTTGTTGAGCTTGCACTACTTGTCCTTGCGCCCCTAAGTTTGCTAGGCCTGCTTGGTTTGCCGCTGTGCCTGTACTCGTTAAACCGGCGGCATTTTGACCAACACCTTGAAGTGCAGAAATACCTTGTTGGTTAGCGGTTAACCCCGCTTGTTGGTTTGCTAGACTTGCCGCTTGTTGATTAGCGGTATTCATTTGTCCAACATTAAAGTCCATCCCCTGATTAGCTTGTTGAGCGGCTAGTTGTTGTTGTACATAGTTGTTGTTAGCTAAGTTTTGCGCTGATGCGTTAAACTGGTAGGCCGCATTTTGGGCTACTTGGTTTTGTTGAGCCGCAGTTAATTGTCCTCCATAGTTTACTTTAGCAGCATCAAGTGCTTGTTGTACATACTGAGACCTTTGTTGATTAATTGCGGCTTGATTTTGTTGAGCTGTTTGTTGCGCAGCCGATAAGTTAGCTTGCCCCGCTTGTAGTCCTAACCCTTGTTCTGCAGAGAACTGCCCCATGCCTGACTGATATGCCTTTTCTAACCCTTGTGCTTCTATATCACCTAATCTAGTGGCTTGGTTACGCGCTGCTTCAGACCTTTCAATAGCTTGACGAGACCCACCATAAGCACCTGCAGCTGTAGCTTGTTTATTTAACTCTTGTAGTTGTTTAGCGTAGTCCCTATTAGCTTCTCTTTTTTGTATATCTACTACATTCTGCATGTAAGGAGACATGTATTGTTCTGATGTGCCTTGATCTGTCCAAGACTTAGGGCCTTGCATTTGGTTTAAATCAGCTAAAGCTGCTTGGTAGTTTTGTGCGCTTATATCGGAAGGCGCGTTCATCATCTCAGCTTTATATCTTTCTACCTCGGCCTTTTGAGCGGCTATGTCACGGACACTACCCCTATCTAGTTGAGCGGCTTGTACATCAGTAGGCTTGTACCCCGCTGCAGCTTCTAACCCCGCTGAAGATCTTCCGTACATACCTGTTGCGGTTTTAAACTGTTCTGGAGTAGATAAGTCTTTAGCCGCTTTCTGAAGGTCTAAAAAATCTTGGTTTGTAGACTTGTACCCTATTATAGTGCCGCCTACAATACCGTCTTTCCAAACAGGCTCAGTATCAGCAGTCACATTTGTTATAGATGTGCCAATAGTGTTCTTTAAGCTAGTATCTGCTGCAGCTTGCTCTGTTGTTTTAGGGGGGGTGGTATCTACATTAGGATATAGTTTTTTTTGGTCTGCTGTTATAGTAGCCCCACCAGCCGCCGCTTCTGATAAGTATTTAGTATAGTCTGCAGCTGACTCTGTAACCCCTCTAGGTCTAGGGGTTTCCATCCCTGTTTTTAAGTCTATAGCGCCCTCATATTTATTACCTGTAGAGTCAATATAATTCTGCATAAATGCAGTATTTCCTTTATTTGGGGCTCCCCCCAAATCTATTATTTTTTGTATGCGGTCTGCTTTTTGTTTGGGGGTTTCCCCCTTTACTGCGTTTTGTAGTTTTGCAATCTGCTGTTTTACAGTAGGTTGTCCCCCCTGTGCATAACCTTGTAAAGACATTATCCCACCGCGAGCCGCTTGTTGTAGATCTGCGGTGGAAGTAACTATAGGAACAGTAGGAACAGTAGGAACAGTAGGTTTAGCCCCTACAGGGGTTTCTGCAGATGGCGTAGGAGCCGTTGCATAAGGGGGAACAAACTGAGACTGTGTGGGTACTGGGCTATACCCTTTCCTAAGCATGTCATTCCAAGCCGCTGTTTGTCCAGCACTTGATCGTAACATACTAGTAATAGGTCCGGGTTTATCCGCAGTTCCTAACATAAGAGCTTGGTACACTGGGTTCTGCCACGGAGACTGATTGATAGTCTGAGTAGAGGTAGTATTTGAAGGTGTAGATGGCGCACCGCCATAGAATCTAGGGCAGATGTAAGTAAAAAATAGTTTTGAAAGACTACTTGGTTTGAATATCATAGGGATTTACCTGTAATTATATATTTTTGCTTCATGCCGTATCGAGACCATAGCTTAACTATAGATTCACGACCTGCACCTTCTAAATAAGTAGCACCGTTTGACCGGAGTATGTCTTCAAATTGAGCCCATGTAGACCTGTTAGATACTAGTTTACCACCAATAGCCACTACAAATCCAACTCTGTCAGCTGGTCTATTAAAATAAAACACAACTAAAGCTCCATGTATAGTATTTTCTTCGTCAGTAGCAACAATAAGCTGCCATGACCCTAGTGATACCATCACTCTCACTTCTTCAATATTGTAATCCCCACAAGCATACTCAAGAGCAGCCTCTAAGAAATGCTCGACATAATCCCATGTTTGGTTTACATATTCTAGGGGGACTTGTTGTACTTTAAGCGCCATGTTTTTTAGCCGCTCCTAAGCCTTGTATGTTAACTGCTTCTTTACGCACTTCCATCATAAGGTGTCTTAAGAACTCTGCACCTGCTTTAGAGGAGCCATTACCTAATGCACTTACTACATCAGCAGGGATAATATAGGCGCCATCTTTAAGGGGGATTTGACCTCCATGTGCCAAAGCCGTAAGACCTCCAGTAGCTTTACCAATACCACTTAATGAAGATAGTGGCCCTGAAGGAGCCCCAAAACCTAAGCCTTTTAAATTTGCCATACCTGCCTGATTTTGATTTGCGAAGTCTATAGCCCCTTGAGCGTTTTGTTGTTCTGCTTTCTTAGCCGCTTCATCTGCGTTTAACATGCTTTGCCCAGCGTAATTAGTCACAGCTCCAGCAACTGCTCCCCTACCTATAGCCCCTAAATTGTAAGAGTTATCAGGTCCTTTAGCTAATACTGAAGGCCCAGTAGGGTCATTTGTACCTATAGGGGTACCGGGGTCAATTTTACCAAGTTCAGGTAAAGGATTTGTAGTTGTGCCTGTACCTGCAGTATCTGCGAGTGTAGCAGGAGTAGTGGGCCCCGCAGGTTTCCCAAGCCCTAAATCAGTTGTAGGTACTTCTTTTGGCCCTCCAATTCCTCCAGCCATCTCTCCCGCACCAGCGGTTACTGCGCCAGTAGCCCCTCCAATAAGGGCGCCTTTACCTATATCTTCTCCTTTTACAGCACTGGATCCTGCGCCTATAGCTGCACCTGTAGTAGCACCAACTGCAACATTAGTAGCTGTATTTCCAATAGCTCCCGCCATCCCTGCCGCTTTTGCTCCAGCAGCTAACCCTGATCCCACACCAGCTGTGGCTAACCCAGTTCCAGCTCCCATAAGAGCCCCTTTACCTATATCTTGTCCAGTAGCCGCTGCTTGAATAGCCCCCAATCCAGCACCTGCAGTAGCCGCAGTTCCTGCTCCAATTAATGCTGATGAAGTAGCTCCTAACGCTGCTGCTGACGCCCCTGCTGCACCTGCTGCGCCCGCTACTGCCCCTGTACCAACACCAACCAATCCTGCGGCTGTGGCTCCAAAGGTAGCTAATGCTCCTACAAAACTCATTGTTCTGCTCCTAGTCTTACTCGGTTAGCTTGTCTGTAGTCCACAGTAAGTTCTTCGTTTTTATATATCTTTTTTATAGCGTACATGTCTATATTATCTCCAGCCAGCACGTACTGTGTATTAGGGAATGAACTATGATTCGTATATCTCCCAACAGAGGTTCTAAATTGTCCAATACGTCCGGGGGCTATACGAGCACCACTAGGGATGTCTTCAAAAGCAAATACACCTTGACCTTGAATAGCAGAGGGGGCTATATAAGTCAGTTTCTCATTCTCTGGCATCGGTACTTGGTCTTCTAGATTTTCTGAAAGTGCTCTAGCTTGCATATCTGTAAACCCCGCCTCTGTAATAGCTTGTATATAGTCGTACTGTTGGTACTCTGCCATTGTATTAAACGTCAACACTTCAGCAACTTTAGTATCATCTTGTTCAGTACATGCGTGTATAGTAGCAAATTCCACTTCTTCGTGCACATAAACTACACGGTGCGTTCCAGCTGGTGTTATAAACATATCAGGGGCAGTTACTTCTTGAGATTCACCTTCAGAGTTAAGCATTGTTATACGCCCTCTAAAAGCCACAGATATATGATCTGTTTTGTGTACTGCGGTTGTAAAAAAGCACCCTGCGGGGACAATAATCCTACGCCCGTATAACTCTTTTGTGTGGTAGTGCTTTAGGGGAGTTTCTACACCTTGCAGTTCGCCACTGTCCACTTTAGCTTGTATACACACTGCCAGCTCATCAATAGAGTTTACGATTCCTTGGGTCTGAACGGAGTTCATGCTTTACCTTTTACTGCTCTAGCTAACATTTTCTCAGCAGCCAATTTACCTGCGTCTTGTTTAATCTGTTCTTTTTTACCATGCGCCGCTTGTCTTACTATAGGTAGCAGGTTGTCTAATAAATCAGCACCTTTTTCAGGGTCACCAAAACCCAACATACGTACTAAATCAGGTGGTACAACAAACTCACCATCAGCCAACCTAATCTCTTCTTCACCATCTATATTAGCAGGGATGTCATCAGACATACCATCCCCCGGACCATCTAACATGCCTCCATCTTCAAAGCCTTCTATTATTTCATGGCGTTGTGGTGTAGCTGCTGGATAAGGTTGTGCACTATGTATTTGAGATTGGGGGTAAAAAGCATTTGGGTTTACAGGTTGAGTATTAATATATCCCCCATTCGCCATACCCATACCTTCTTGAGTAATGTTTTTAGCTTGGTTAATCTCGTGTGGAATATCTAACTTTGAAAATTCATCTAAATACCTAGGTGGAACAGTGAAGGAAATAGGAACTCCTCCCACAGCTACATTTTTTGTTACAGGACCCCCCACAGCATAGCTTTGTTTAGGATTAATAATATCTTTGTAGTAATTAAACTGCGTTTGGGTATCAGGACTATTAAGGCTAGAAAGCGACGCTAATGGGTACCCTAAGTTTTTAAAATAGTCTTGTTGCTGTTGTTCATTAGCTTGCGCTTGTAACTTTGCTTGGCGCATTTGAGTAGCCATAGCTTGGTTCTGCTCTACCATATCTTGAGCACCAGCCCCTAAAAGAGCCCCCATACCTGTGGGTTTTAGCCATTCCATTGTGGCATCTTGGTTAGCCCCCATAGCATTAAATTGCCCTTTTGAAGCTTGCCCTAGGGTTAAAGGGTTTTCTGTACCTGTGGCTGTACTTTGTAGGGTTGTTTCAGGCTTAAAACTAGGAGTAAAATCTTTAGCATTAAACTGAGGAGTTTCAAAAGAAGGAGTAGTTAAGTTAATATATTCTTTAGGTATAGCAGGGGCTTCTAACAAGGGTGTAGAAGATGTTATAGGAGATGTTGTTGTGGGGTTTACTGCTACACTTGTGCTCCCAGTAGGAGCCCCAGACAAATTACTACCACCAAATCCCCCCATACCACCAGACAAAGCACCGCCTAACGCACCTGCCCCAAAGCCTTTGCCTTGAGCTGCACTCAATGACCCACCAGCTAAAGCACCAGTACCCGCACCTAGGGCAGTACCTGTAAGAGCCCCCATAGTTCCACCGCCAACTAAGGCAGAGCCTACACCCCCTGTAAACGCACCAAGGGCACCTATACCTAGCATGGCAATTATGTTCTTTAAGTCAAACGCCTCTTGTAGCCCTGTATGTGGGTTGGTTGGTAGTTTGTGTCCTATAATAGCTTGAAGCCCGGCTAGTTCGTCTTTGCTAACATGTAAGAGTGTATCGTCCCCATGACGTCCTAGAGATGCTAAGCCTTTTGCAGTTGTGTTATATGCCATATTTATTCTCTATACAATTTTAAGGGTGCCAGCACTATTCCAAACATCACCAGAACTTAACCCAGTAGCGGAAGTTGGAAGGTCCGCAATATTAACAATCGTTTTATTCACTAAGGCACTAGCAGGGTCTAATATATGTTCTATAGAAGCTACAGGCTGTACGGCACCCGCCCCCGTTAGAGTAATCACAAGATCAGTACCACGTAAATGCCCCGGATTAGCTTGCTGTTGTATGTAGTAGTTCAGTAACCGTATCAAAGAGTTCATATACTGCACGTCATACTCAAGCGGTGGCAGTGGAAGTACGTCAGGAGTTGGAATACTAAAGCCGGGATTTTTCATACTTACCCTCTACGCCCATCAGGTTGCACTTCGAGTCTAGGAGTTCCCAACTGCCACTTTATACCTAAATCTTCACTACCTATTCTAAAAGCTATCTGTCTACCACGTAAACGTATCCATATTTGATCGGTATAATCATATACCTGAGTAGTCACTTTATTACCTGCAATTACAGGAGCGTCAGCAGAAGTAAAAACACCTTGCCCCGGAAAGTTTCTAGCAGATATAGTCATAACAACTGAAGGAGCAGGTACGGTAGAACCAATAAAGTCAACGTCAGGAATAACCCGCTTAACAAAAGAAAACTGATCGCCCTCACCAATATCAAAGTCAGCGCTCTCTATATAACTTACAATCGCACTAGGAGGATTAGTACACCCATTATCTACACCATTCTCATGCTGCACCAACATACCATCAACAGTAGCCCAAGGAAGTCCCTGTATATGTGAGTCTAGCCACGCAGTGCGTTCCATTTGTCCATAATACCAAAGCTTTTCAAGATAGTTGTAGATAACATAACGGTCAATGACTTCAGAGTCTGCAGAAGGATAAAACCACCAGATCTCATTATACTTTTCATTAGTGCCAGAACATACTTGAGCTGATTGATCGGTGTTAAAGTCATCAAATATATACTGCCTTAACGAACAAGGAAGCGTGTCTACACGCCCAGAATAAGCATAGAATTTATCAATGCCCATCCAGTAAGTAATGCCATTAGCCGTAGTCGCCGCATTTGGAGAAGCTATAGTTATTTCAGCAGAGACAAGATTAAACCCGAATATAAAAGGCTGCCCTTGATACTGCATAGAATAGATAGCAGAATCTGTCCAAACAATAACTTCTTTACGAGTCTTTTCAGAGGTTATTATTTCACTACCATTAGTGAGCCTATAAAATCCCGCAGTGTTTGTTATATCTGCAGGGTCCCAGATAAGTGGATTTTCTTGATCGCACCATTGTACTAATAAAGGGTCTCTCACAGCGTTAATCGCTGTTCCTGTAGTGGCTCCTGAGCCCGCCCCTGTAGCTATAAAGTACTGCCCTATTTCGTTTTTAGCTGCACCGAGAAGTGTAAAGTCTGTAGTCCCTACACTATCAATAACATAAGCTGTTCCTAGTACAAAACTACCTGCAGAAACAACAGGGAGCGTAGGATCATTAGTCCCTAGTACAACAACATGGCGCTCTTCAGTAACAAACACCCGAGTACCCACAGCAGGAGCAAACCCATCAGTTCCCCCCATAGCACGAATATTAATCCCACGACCTGTTATTTGACCACTTAAAGAAACATTAGACCCTGCATAGTAGTAGATAGGACCATACTCAGAGTTAAAGAATAGGTCTTGCCCAAAGGTATCAGCACTCCACAAACGAAGCTCGTCTTCAATTCCATTACTTTGATAGGGGGTATTCCACCCATGATTTCCATTCCAAGGGCCTGCACCCCAACCAGCACCAAAGCTAGTAGTATTTAACCCAGTAGTTGCTTGATAAGCCGCTACAACAGGAGCAGAGCCACCGCCCGCAGTTACTGAAGTAGATTGAACCCCTGTGTCTATATTGATATAAGCAGCATCAGTGTATTTGATTTCGTATTCTTTATTAAGGTCATCTACTGTATAAGGACCGAACGCCGTAGCGCCACTAAAAGTTACAAAGTCATTAGGTGTTGCATGGTTATATGGAGAGTCTACCGTTACCCAAGAGCTTGTTACCGGAGTGGTTGCACTATGTGCAGCTGCAGTAGTTCCATTATATCCACGAATACAACCTGATAAAGTGCTAATAGATGCAGTGCTTACCCATATTTCTTCGGAGTCAATCTTAATAATATAAGGCGCTAGGTGAGTAAAAGACGTACCACTAACGACATCAAAAGACGTATCTGTAGCCGTAATACTAGCATTAAGAGTAGAATATATAGGTAGAAAAGGGTTTGCAGGGAGGTTTAAAGTTACCCGTAGTGGCGTGATGTCAAAGTATGCACCGCCAGAATATATGTAGTACTTTAAGTTAGTCCCTAAGCCAAGTAGATAGAATCCAGATAAAGTAACCCATTCTACAATGTGTTTGCAGTCCCCAAGGAACATAGCTGACGTAGCTGGCGCCCATCCTCCTAACTTTTCAGGCATACCTGAACGAAAGCGTATCTTATCTCCGGCGTACCAACCACCTGAGTTAGCTAAATCTGTAGACTCTCTTGATACACCCGGCCTAAATTGTAGGTATTGTAAAGGCATCTATATGCCCCCGTTATATGCTTAAAATAAAATTAGTGGCAAACTTACTATTTATCTGGGTTTGTATATTACTAGTTGCCCCACTTAAATAGCCTAATTCTGTATCAGTAACTGTAGAGCCTGTCAACACACCAAGAGCATCGGTTATAACTGCAACATTAGGAGCATAAGTAGCAAGTACGTTATCATTAGCAGTATAGAAGTCAACCCCATCACTATAAACTATTGTTGAAATACCCGAAGTAACTGTAATACCCAAGCTTCCTACAGTCGTAGTTACAATCTCAACATCACTATCAGAGTCATTAGCAACTACATACACCTTAGATACAGCAGGGGCTAGTATCTGCCTTGATACACCGGGAGTTCCCGTTATGTTAAGTATCATTTGCCTAGATTGGTCAGATACCCCATTTAAAGCAGTTAAGGTTACATCTCCAGCAGTTACGTCTACGCTGGCTAAACCCGCAATGGCTTGCTCTATAAGGGTGCCTAAATTGGTATTAGTTGTAATACCCCACTGGTTAGCTTGTTCACCAGAGGCAATGAGTTGTATGCGTAAATTAGAGCTGTATGTACTCGGCATCGTTGTATCTCTTAAGTAGGTATGTCAGTCCAATTAGGGTTTTGAGCAGTATTTATTTCCGTCCAACCTGATGATTGCGTTGTATTTATGCTCGTCCAATTAGGGTTCTGCGATGGGTCTATTTTGTTCCACATACGCATAGAATGCAAGGTTAATTGCATGTTTTGGCTGCCTAATGTAGGCGCTACAGCCTCTTTTGTACTGTTTTGTGTTAGCGTTAAAGATTGCCCTATTAATTCATAGTTTGCCGCTGCCGTAACAGCTACATTGGTTTGGGTCAGCACAAGGGTTGTTTGCCCTGTTAATATTGCATTTGCCGCTGCGGTAGCCTCTATTGAATTGAGAGCTAAGTTCATTGCTACTTGACCCAAGAGCAGCTTTACACTACTAGCTGTTATACTTAGGTTGTTTTGAGTAAATGCTAGGTTTTGACCTACTAGCGTGTAACTTGCTGTGGCGGTTACGGATGTAGAGTTTTGAGCCAATACAAGGGCTGTTTGCCCTGTAAGGTTTATGGTAGCTGATATTGCAGCTGATACAGAAGATTGAGTTAAGGTTAGGTTTTGCCCCGCTAGAGTGACAGTGTTTCCTAGCAGTATGTCCGCTATTGGTATAGTCGCAAGAGGAGCAAACCCAAGCATTATGTTTTGTTCTTAGTTATAACAGCAATAAAGCCAGCAGCACTTACACCGAAGCTTATAATCTCTTTACTAAGAGCAGGATCTAAGTTCAAACCCGCAGTTGTTAGTATAGCCGCTAGGCCGTACCATGTTGAGCTTTCTTGTAATCTTGCTAGTACCCATGAGAAAAACGCCATCGTTGACTCCTAATTATCTATGTATCTGCCAGTGAGGACCGTCTTTAAAAGTCTTCCAATCTCCACCCCATTCTATAAAAACCCCAACATCTTGCGCCGCCTCTTTAATAAAGGCAGATAAGGCATTATAGTACTTCCAATCCCATGAAACTTCTCCTCCTATTATAGGCGCTATGTCCACTGCATGTCCTGTAATATGGTAAGAGTCCATCGTTTTAGAAGCACCTTTGTCTACCAAATAGCGTTGTCTTTCTTTAGAGCGTAGGCCTTCAAGTACCACAAAATCTAAAGGCGTTATAGTAATGGCATGTTGTACGACCTTTACCAAATCAGGGTGTACCCCTTCTAACCGCTTTAAAGACTTCTCGCTTAACTTAAAACCCATTATACATCACCTCTTGCTGGTTTGTAGGCTTTGGCGTTGATCTGCACTTGAAAACATGCATTGTTACGCTTATTAACTTCACGCTCTATTATATGGTATGGTTGCCCTTGAAGCTCTTTTTGCACTTCTGGCATGAGGTCGTACCCAACTTCAGTAACACCTATATCAATACCACACTGCAGACCTAACGTAGTCTCAGAACCTCCTGTCTCAATCGTATGAAGATTTCTTTCTTGACTAAACATGTCCACACCGACAGGTGTTACTTTCCTACAATGCGTAGGATCGTGGTGGAAGTTCTCGTGTAAGTGATGAGGCACGACAATCTTTATAATGCCTTGGTCTTTTAGTACACGGTAGAACTCTTTCCATATGTTTAGGTAAGTTTTAGTATCTTGACCCAGATGTTCTAGCACGTGAGTTAGAGCGATTTCATCTACTGAGCTATCCTCAAAAGGCAAAGTCTTCTCTAAGTCTGCTACAACATCGGGCTTACAACGTGGGTCTTGATCTACATTAATGTAGCCTTCAAGTTTGTTATACCCACATCCAAGATTTAACTTCATATTAGTTAGATGGCGGTACAAAAGCGTTTAGTTCTTGTTGAATCACATCTAACTGGTCTTGCGTAGTTGCTGCAGCAATCTCAACATTAATTCTTTCATAACGTGTCTGAGCATCTGCAACTACTTGTGCATCGTAGTGAGTATTAGGGTTGCCATCAGTTTCAGTTTGCGCTTCATAAGCTACAACTTGGTTGAACTGACCTGAGTTTTGACCTTTCATATTAGACTTACGGCTATCAATAGAGATATCATAAACTGTCCATACGATCTCAACAGGGTCTTTAGTGCAATCATAGACTGGACCATTTAAGCCTTGTTGGTAAGGTATAACAGTAGGAATAATCTCAATAGCATACTTCCAACCATCTTGACCTACTGGCACTGGGGGTATAGTGTCCCAACATTGTGCCATTTCGCCATTCACTACTTGTACATATAATTGTGTCATTTTTGTTTCCTTTGTTTGAAATTAATTAAGATTGGATGGCTAGAGTAAAGTTATCTCCACATGCAATTTTAGACCAAGTTGTTAGTGCACCTACCTGTACAGGACTTGAACGTTGGTCTGTATCGCCTAGACCTAACTGACCGCTAGAATTAAACCCCCATGACCACAGGGTGCCATCAGTTTTAGTTGCTATGGTGTGAGCTTCCCCACATGCAATTTTAGACCAAGTTGTTAGTGCACCTATTTGTTTAGGGCTTGAGTAGTTAGTTTCATTGCCGAGACCTAACCGCCCATGGATGCCATCCCCCCAAGACCAGAGTGTACCATCAGTTTTAGTTGCTATGGTGTGAGCTTCCCCACCTGCAATATTTAACCAAGTTGTTAGTGCGCCTACTTGTTTAGGAGAAGAATAGTAAGTTATGTTACCTAGCCCTAACTGACCGTCAGCGTTCTTTCCCCAAGACCAGAGCGTACCATCTGTTTTAGTGGCTATGGTATGGTAACCCCCATTTGATGCTATCTTAGACCAAGTTGTAAGAGCACCTACTTGTACGGGACTTGAGCGGTTAGTTGTATTACCTAGACCTAACTCCCCAAAACTATTTCCACCCCAAGACCAGAGTGTACCATCAGTTTTAGTTGCTATGGTGTGAAAAGCCCCACATGCAATATTTAACCAAGTTGTTAGTGCGCCTACTTGCACAGGACTAGAACGGTTAGTAATATTACCTAGGCCTAGTTGACCAAAGTTATTACTCCCCCAAGACCAAAGGGTACCATCAGTTTTAGTGGCTATAGTGTAGCTATTTCCACATGCAATTTTAGACCAAGTTGTTAGTGCACCTATTTGTTTAGGACTTGAGTAGTAAGTTGAATTACCTAGACCTAACTGCCCCTTATCGTTATAACCCCAAGACCAGAGTGTACCATCAGTTTTAATAGTAAGGGTATGTTCAGCGCCCCCAGATAGGCTAAGCCAAGTGGTAAGTGCACCTACTTGCACAGGACTAGAACGGTTAGTAATATTACCTAGACCTAACTGACCCCTATTATTTTGGCCCCAAGAGTACAACCCCCCGTAAGGTGGTAAATTCCCAGCAGTGGGCCAGTTGCCTTGTTTTATCCAGTATCCCGCTTGCTCCATTGTCCATACACCTGAAGCAGAACTGTTTTGATACGGTCCAGCTGGTACTACAGGTGAAGACTTGATTACGCCTCCGGGATACTTAGTTGACATTTAGTTCTCCAATCTTTCTTTAATTAAAGCAAACGGGGCATCCCACTCGCCAAATATTTCTTGTCTTATTAAAGTCATACTGTCATAGTATGGGGTTGCTTCGCCCTCTAGTGCATATAGGAAGTAAGGCATAATCGGTGTCACTACCCAAGTCTCAATCCCCATGGCAGCCGATAAGTGCGATACACTTGTACATGCCGATATGACCAAATCACAACTTGCTACAGCAGCTCTAGTATCTTCCCAACTATTAAGAGGCACTTGCTTAACCCACATAGGCGTAGCCTCTACACCAGCATCTCTTTGTAGACTTATAAACTCGTAGTTATCACTCTTAACAGCATCAAACATCAACTGGTAAGGAAAGGCTTTGTGGTGCTCATGTTCAAACTGTGTAGAGCCCTGCCATCTTAAACCAATACGTTTCTTTCTTCCCTTTATTGTAACAGGTTTAGGTAAATAAGGTGCACCACTAATATCTTCTAATTCAAAGCCTAACGGTACAATAGCACTCATACCAGCAACCCAAAAGTCATGATAGATACCAAACACCGCTTCGTGCTGAATAACGCTAGATACACCCTCTACATTAACGAATAAAGACGCTAACTGACCAGAGCAAGCCACGATGACTTTACAACCCTTCTCAGCGATATACTTCGCATATCTAACTTGATGTATTTGATCGCCTAGACCGCCTTCAAGATTTAACAGCACAATTCCTTTAGTCTTGCCATCCCACTGTGGTGTAGGTACATCGGGTTGTTTATTACCAAAGACTCCAGCAACACGACCTCTATCTAATAACTGATAACCCTTTTGAATCTGACCTTGTCTTAAGAGATACCAACCACGATTATATGCTGCTCTATTGTTACTTGGCTCTGTAGCCTCTAACTTCTGCGCTATACGCCAGCCTTCAGCAAAATCACCTGTAGTAGATGCAGCTAGTTGAAGATCCAAGTCATGTAAGTCAGGCATTGTTCTAGGCTTCTCTAACCAAAACTCAGGCTGGCAAAATGAGCCGTAATAAGAACCTAGCACGTCTTTAGGGTGCTCATTGTGTTGTCTTTCAAGAACAGGTTTCACATCATGCATACCTTTAGTACCATGCAACTGCTCATCATCCTCAGCTACAGTAGAACC